ATTTCCACCTGCACCTACTGTAATTGGATAACCAGTAGCTGTTACTGTAATTCTATTTCCTGGAGTTGCATATCCATCTAAAGGACTAGCTGTGTAAGGAGTTGAGGGACTTTTAGTTTCTCTAAATCCGCCTCCGCCTCCACCACCTGCAAGGTTTCCAGCAGCTCCACCACCTCCTGCAACAACAAGGTAAGAAACTAGATTATCAGCTGCACATTTTGCCGCTACACAAACTGTAAATGTCCCTGGACTTGTAAATGTATGAATTCTATCATTACCTGATGTTGTAATTGTTCCACCAGTAGCTGTAATAAAAGGACTTACTGATCCTCCAGCGCCGAATCCTAAGACTTGATAACCAAAAGATTTTGTTCGTAAATGATTTTTTTTACTTAAATTTTTACTTGAAGTAAGTAAATTATCTATATCCTTCATATCTAAATTCCTTATGCGTCGTTAGCCGCATCTGTAGTGAAGAATAATTTAATACCTAATACTCTTGCATCAGCACTAAAAGTATCTCCGCCTGCATTTGCATCTCTAAATAATTGAAAGTAAGTTAATTGATCTACTGCAGGTGATCCTGCGATTGTAACTGCTGAACTTTCAGCGGAAACTTGTTGATCTTCGACTGTTCCTATACCAGCATCTGTAATATTTATTGCTGTTCCGTAAGCAATGTCAATAGTATCACTATCTCCACATGATACACCTTGTAATCCAAAAATACAGTCTCCTGTATTAGTAGAAGCTGGTGTCCAGTAAACTTGATAAGTTACTGTGCCTTCGTTCCATGATTTAGGAAAAGCCACTGAAAATTGTGCAAACTCATCTGTACTTGCATCAAAATCTAATACTTTCATATCAGGTCTTGTTGCTGTTGTTTCAACTTGTTCTGCTGCTGCTGGGTTAGTTGTAGCTCCATACATAGCTGCTGCTGGAACCCACATAGTTTCTTTACCTGCAATGTTTACTGCAGCTGTACCTGATTTAAGAACGCCTGTTCCTTTAGGATTTAAATTTAAATCAACGTTTGTTTCACCTGTTGAAGAAATAATTGGACCGTTTCCAGTTGCAGCATTTGCTAATGTAATTTCATTAACAGCTGAACTTGTTGCCGTTAATAAAGCTAATTCATTTCCGTTAGTATCTAAAATTGAAGTTCCAATTTTAGGTGCTGTTAAAGTTTTATTTGTTAAAGTCTGTGTTCCAGCAGTAGTAACATTACCATTTGGTAAAGTGTAAATGTCTGGATTAGTTCCATCGTTTGCAGTTGCAAATACAACAGCATCACCTTTGTCAGTTGCTGAGAAAGTAAATGAATCTCCTGATCCAGATGTATATTTAAATTGTACTGTGTATGCACCTGATGTTGAATTTCTTAAATAATAAAAAGTTTGAACATCTAATGGAATAGTTACGATTTGGTTTCCTGTAATTGAACCTGTGAATTCAATCATTCTATGAGATAGAACTGCTCCAGTTGATCCATCAGATACAGATAAAGCTGTAGTCTGTGCACCGCCTGCTATTGATTGAGCAGAAAATCCACCAACGATTTGTTCAAAAATTTGTAAATTTGTATTAGTTTTCGTTCCCCATGTTCCAGCGTTTTCGCCAGTTGCTTGAAGTTCTACCCCTAAAGGTGTGTATGTTGAAGCCATTTTTTATCTCCTAATTTTGCTTATACTTAAGCAACATCTGTATAGCTCGTATTAGAACCTGTGTCAACACTTTGATATGCTTGAATTCCAAAGCCTGAAGCGGTTCCAAAAGCTGCTACATTTGACGTTGCTAATTGTCCTGTTAACGTTAAATCTAAACTTGTAACAATAGTTGTTGACCCTACATTAAACGTTGCAGACAATCCAGTCAAGCCCATAACGTCAGCAGGTGCTAAAGAACCTGCATTAGAAGTCATTGATATTCCAGTTGGTGTTACTATAGGATTTGAATTTTCATCCGTTCCACCTAAAGAAACAGTCGCAGAAAGACCAGTTAAACCTACTACATCTGCAGGACTTAATGATCCAACAGAAGAAGTTGCAGATTGACCTGTAGGTAACATTACATCAGCTGCATCCGGAGATCCAAGTGAAATAGTTGCAGAAATTCCTGTTAGTCCTATTACATCTGCAGGAGCTATTGATCCAACAGAAGAAGTTGTAGAAATTCCTGTTAAGCCCATTACATCCGCAGGAGCTATTGATCCAACAGAAGAAGTAGCTGATATACCTGTTAATTCTGCTGATACATCATTTGCTTGTCCCCAAGCTTCTTCACCCCAACCATCATGACCCCAACCAATTTCATTGTAAGCTTCTAATGTTCCGAGAGATGTAGTTAATTCAAATCCTGAAAGATCTACTCTGGTATCACCAACTTGTCCCCATTCACCTTCATCCCAAAATCTACCACCCCAACCTTTTTCGTTAAAAGATTCTACGCTTCCAACAGAAGACGTCATTGATAAACCTGTTAAAGTAAATACCGGGTTGTTACTGTCTCCCCAAGCTTCTGAGTTCCAAGTATTTCTACCCCAACCATTTGTTGTATAAGATAATAATCCATCTGCGTTTACTGAAACAGTTGCAGATACACCAGTTAATTCTACAGTGTTGTCATTTACTGCGCCCCACTCACCAACACTCCAACCTGTTCCACCCCAACCTGTTAAGTTGAACGCAGTTAAGTCTCCTGTAGTTGAAGTAGCTGAAACACCACCAACTTCTATTGTTACAGTTGTTGATTGCCAGGAGTTATCTCCCCAAGAATTTGTTCCCCAGGTAGAAGCCATAGGTTAGGCCTCCTTACGCTATTCTGATGATCGCGTTTGATGCGTCTGCTGCTGGAAATTGAATTGTAAAAGTTCCACTAGTTACAGTTTTATCTGCACCAAAATCAATTGCACAAACTGATGGATCACCACTTGCCGTGTCATTGAAAATTAAACATCCTCTTGCTGTGAAAGAAGCAGATGTAAAACTTGTATCTGCGAAATCACAAACTGCTGTGTCTGTAGATAAAACAGGAGTAACACTTGTAAGCGCGTTTCCTTTAGTAGTGTAACCATTTCCGTTTGCTACTTCATTAGACGAAGTATATGCAGTCGTAGATTTATTTAACGTTGCAGAACTTGTGTACAATGCTAAGTTAAATGTGTTCCCACTTGATGCAGTGAAATTGTGAACGCCTGTTAAAATTTCAGTTTTGAAAGTATTACATATTGCCGATGTTATTGCCATAATTTATCTCCTAATTTTTACGGTGACGTAGAAGGTATAGTTATTCTAACAGTCCCATCCGTGTAATCATCACGTTTACGTCTGCCAAGTTGTTCCATACCAAACTTGTCTAGTTCTTCTTTATACTTTTTCTCGTATAGTGTCAACATATCTAATGGGCCTTTTAAAAAACTAAAAGCTTCTACTAGACACGCATATAATAGACCATTACCAAAATATTGACTTATATAGGTAGTAGTATTTGACCCCGATAAACCGTCAGGGATGGCCTGATAATGTATTTTAAAGGTAAACGTAGTACTAGGTGCCGGAGCTATCATTAAACGGCCTGAAGTCGTGTCTGAGACGCCTGTAGCACCACCAAACATAGCATAATATTTAGGTGTTCCTGTTGCTGTTTCAGCAGGAATATATTCTTGTAGATAAGTTTCATCTTTTTTTTCTAACCAACTATTTGCTCCAGTAGCAACTGATGTTGAAGTATAAACTTGTACACCTTTAACAAAAGTAGTTTTTGCTGGAACGTTAATTGTTGTTTGTCCTGTAACTAAATTACCAATAGATTGTTTTTTATATGCATCAATAGGTATATCTCTAAAAATTTTCATTTCAGCATTTTCAATAAACTGATTTGTAATTGTAGCTGTTAAAACATTAGTATCTACTTCTGTGTAGTTTTGAATTGCTGTTGTTAATGTTGCGTATGTAAATCCTGCCATAATTAAGCTCTATCATTTATTGGTCCAATTGTACACTGGAAACCACCTCCTGTTTCAGTGCTAGTAGAAGCGTTTACTAATGTAACGTTTATACCATCAAACTGAGTAAGAGTAGCTGGTTGTCCTGTATATGGAACAGATGTAGTATTTAAAGATACTACTTTATAAGAACCAAAAACTTTTGCATCATCAGCGTGAGAAGTAGCTGTTGTTTTAGCTGGAGATGAACCTCTAAAAGGTGCGCTAGTTCCTCTTGTACATCCAGTTAATTGATTTGTAGATTTACCTGTATATTCAATAACTTCATTTACAAATAAACCCGAAGTTGAGTCTACTTTTTCAATCATTATAAAACCGGTTGTTGGAAACTCTGATGCATCAGTTAAATCAATAGAAGTTGCAGAATTAGTTATTGCTCCGTTTAAAGTTGTAGACATTTGTAGAGTAGTTATAGCAACTCCACCAACTGGGTTTTTTACGTCTTGAAATCTAACATGATCATTTACAACTAAACCTCCATTAGGAAACAAAATTTTTAATGTTGTATTTGAAGCTGTTACAAATGGATTATTAGATAAAAATTCTTGCGTTGGAAATTCTTTTCTAGCTGGTTTTGCATTTTGCAAACCTTGAGGATCAGCTCCATACGCTCTTGGTTCTAATTGTGGTTGTTTTGGTTCAAACTCTGAAACATGCACTCTAGAACCATTCCATTCTCTAACCATTTCTGAGTATGGAAACTCCAAACCGGATCTATCAGAAATAAATTTAGCGTGTTTACCTTTTGCAAAATTAGACATTTGGATAATAAGTTTTTGGAGTTATGTATGAACTTGAAGAAGAACCATCTTCAGCTAACGCTCTTTGTAATTCATCTTCATATAATAATTTCATTTGTTGTGTTAACTCAGGTTTAAATTTTTGTGATAAATAATAAGCTAAACCTGATGCCATACATGGTACAAATCTATAAGGTACATC